ACGTGTTTTAGAATCAGTTCTTTGTACAAATAAAAAACGTTTTGTTGATGTGCAATAAAATAAGGCACCAGAACAAATTATATTTTCTTTCATATGTTAGTATAACAATTTATTATAATTTTATCAAGGAGTTGTTGCATCAGTTGATGCGTTATAACCAGTACTAGCACCACCATCTAATACTATTGACCAATTACCAGCAGTATAAATTCCTTCATATGATTTAACCCATTCCGTACCATTAAATCTATACTGTATTCCTGTGTGTGTATTCGTAATATAATGTTGTGTAGAATCTGGATGTGATGCATCAAATACTTTTTACCATTTACTTTGAGCAGTATTATATTCAATTATATCACCTACTGAAGCAATTAATGTTCCCCAAGTTGAGCTTTGTACTGTTGCTGTAGAGTCACCTATTTGATCTATAATCAAATATCTATCACCATTTGCTGGTGTTGGTGGAGCAAACGTTGTAGGATTAATAATTTTTATAACGGCTGTTAACGTATTTGCTGGAATTGTATCCTGATCAATGTTATATAATAAAATTGTATCATCTAAAGTATAAGTCGCAATAGTTCCAATAATTTCTTTTCCTGTTGGTTGCATTAATCTTATTTGTGACGTATCATTTCTAACTTTGCCATATTGATCTAAAAGAATTTTCCAGTTAACTGCTGGACCAAAAGTTTCAAAAGGATCAAAATTACTTGGTGCATTGGCACCTGTATAGTTTCCATCAGCACCGCTTGTTGTGGTACTTGTTGTAGTTGTACCGGTAGTACCTAATAATCTTAATTGGTTCCCTGTAACTAATAAACCAAAATTATTTGGTGTAATATAACTTCTTGTTAACAATGTTCCATCAATTAATCCTGCTGTAATTCCACCATCGTCGTCATATATGCTCATAATAATTTTTTGTATAACACCTAATTTTGATACTTTAACAGGTGGTGATAACCATATTGGCATAGAAAAAGTTAATGTTGCAATATCAATTTCTGTATCTGCACCAACTGGAATTGTTCTTGAACTAAATGTTGTTCCTGTTAGTTCAACATAACTTAAACTAGTCCAATCAATATAATTGTCTGTTTTTTGTATTTCAAAATCGGGGTTAAACAAATATAAAATTTGTTCCATTATTTGTAATTTTTGATCTGTATTAGTTGTCCAAATATCTGCTGTAACTTCTAATCTAAAAGGTGACGGCATAACTTTTTCAACAGTATATCCTGCTCCTAATTTATTACTATAAGTTCCATCGTCGAGGACATCACGTTCTTTTAAATGGTGTTTTTCAATATGATAAGGATTTTGCATTCTTTCTCTATCATAATTTAATTCTCTAACATACGCGGCAATTCTTGGAGCATACTGTAATGCATTTTCACTGTTATTTCTTATAATGTTTGCAACTTGTCTTGTTGGATCTCCATAAACAACTGGAACTGCTCTTAAAGTTACAGTATCATCTTTACCCTTTCCTGTTTCCACAGAAAAGTTACTCAAAATTCTTATAAATTGAGTTAAAAATTTTCTAATTTGCCCGTCGTAAAAATGTAACATTAATTGTCAGCCTTTGGTTTTAATGCATTTGATAATGACTGTCTTTGATCTACTGTTAAACCATTAATATTAGTTGTACCTGATGCATTAACAAATTTAGTTTTCCAATTTTCTTTTGAATCGGTGTTACTCATAGTTATTCTAACTGAATCTTCAATTTTAATCCATCTGAGTCCATCATAACGGAATAATCTATTTGGTAGATAATCTGTTCTTAAGAAATAATCACCACTATCAACATTGGAAGTTGGAAATGTTATTCCAAATCCTGCAGGATGACCGTTTGGTGCAACACCATCTCCATCTAAATAGAATCCATAATGAGAAGACGCTGGTGTATCTATTACTGCATTTATTGGTTTATCTGAACTTATTCTATCTGTTGAATTAACATTATCAGTTCTAATATTTCCTCTTTCGTCAATCGGCGCAACGTAATATTGTTTGTAATTAAATCCTGACTTAGGTGCATCTGCTTCTGCCTGTGCAACAACTTGATCATTAATAGTTTTTTCTCTATTATATGTACTCATGTAATTTGCTACAGAACCAGTTGTAGTTGCGTCACCTATAATATCTCTAAATTCTTGTGCATCAACTAGTGTTTTCAACTTCAATCTTAACAAGTGTGGCCACCAGGTTGCTGAAAATCCTTCTGCCGCCCTGTTTACATCTTCAATAACATAATATCTTTTAAGTGCAATTGGTATACTTTCATCTAAAGAATAGTCTTCTTTCATATGTGGAAACTCTATTACATCTCCCGACATAGGTTTTCTACCTAATCTTTCAACAATATCGTTCATGTGTACAGTTAAAAATATTGTATCATTTTGTAAAAACATACCAAATTGTGATAGATTAAAATCAATATCTTGTACGTTGTAAATTCCACGTATTATATAAACATCTGGAGAGTATTTTCTGTCTCTATTCTCTAAAAATAATAAATCTTGTATAGTTCTTTCGTTTAGACTATCCCCTGAATATTGTGGTTGTGTAGGTGATGCTTCACCATCTTTTTGTGTAGTACCTTGATCATAAGGTCCTAAATATTTGTGAAAGTGTAGATCAGTTCCACCCACAGTAAACATCTCTTTAATGTTACGATCAAAGAACTTATAGTCGTTACCTTTCTCTGGCTTAAAAATGGATAATCTTGGCATATTATCTATATTTATAGATAGTAAAAGAACTATAAATATGTGTATGTCAGAACTTCAAACAGGTCAACAAGAGATATTTGATTACGTAAAAAACAATCTAGGTGAGGGTATGATAGATGTTGAATTGGACCCAAAACACTATCAAACAGCTTTAGAAAGAGCAATTAACAGATACAGACAGCGTTCTTCAAATGCTGTGGAAGAATCTTATGCTTTTTTAGAATTACAAGAAAATCAAAACACATATATTTTACCTGATGAAATTATTGCTGTAAGAAAATTATTTAGAAGAACCGTAGGATCACGTACTGCAGGCGGCGAAGGTGGTACATTATTTGAACCGTTCAATTTAGCATACACAAACACATACTTGTTAAGAGCAGGAGCAACAGGTGGATTAGCCACGTATTTTGCTTTTGCTTCTTATCAAGAATTAATAGGTAAAATGTTTGGATCATTTATACAATTTCATTTTGATGTAGCAACTAAAAAACTTACAATAACACAAAGACCAAGAGCAGATCTTGAAACTGTGTTAATGCATACTGACAACTTTAGACCTGATATTACTTTGTTCAAGGACATTTATGCAAAACCATGGGTTAGAGATTATACACTAGCAGTATCTAAAACTATGTTAGGTGAAGCAAGAGGTAAATTTAATACTATTGCTGGACCACAAGGTGGCACAACTTTAAATGGTGCTGAACTTAAACAGCAAGGTCTTGCTGAAATGGAAAAATTAGATCAAGAAATTGGCGATTTTGCAGAAGGTGGAACACCACACAGTTTTGTTATTGGTTAATTCATAAACTTATCATTTTAAATACGAGTATCATGGAAACTTCTCGATATAGAACATATAAAGATTGTACAATAGACGAACTAGAAGATATTGTAAATGATCTTGAAAATATGTCTGTTAATGCCTTAAAAAATAAAAAATTAGACATACGCAAAACTATTTTAAGTTCTGTTATTGAAGCAAAAAAAGAGATTGAAAAACGCTTAAAAAAATAGTATAATCAATTAATGTTAATAGGATTAGTAGGACTAATAGGTTCTGGCAAAGATACTGTTGCAGAACGACTGGTAACGCACCATGAATATAAACGAGACAGCTTTGCAAAAAGTTTAAAAGATGCTGTTAGTTCAATGTTTAATTGGGATAGAGAAATGCTAGAAGGTAACACACCAGAAAGCAGAAAATGGCGAGAACAACCTGATAAATTTTGGAGTGAAAAAATGGGTAAAGAAATTACTCCACGTTGGGTATTACAATACTTTGGCACTGAAGTTATGCGTCAAGGTATGTATGATGCTATATGGGTTGACTCTGTTATTGGAAGATATAAAGGTGAAAAAACTGTTATCTCTGATACAAGATTCCAAAATGAAATTAAAACAATTAAAGCATACGGTGGTGTAATTGTACTTGTAAAAAGAAGTTACATTATGCCTACTAGAGAAGAAATGCAAAAACAAGGTATACATCAATCTGAATGGGATTGGCTAGGTGCTAACTTTGATTATACTATCGATAATACAAACAGTTTTGAAGGATTAATTGCTAATACAGATCAGTTTATTGATCAGCTACAAGATCGCCAATCTTCCAACCAAGACGTCTAACACTGGTTAAACGTTGACAATTGGCACATACAGTTTTTAAATTAGCATTATTTGTATTCCTTAAATTTCCATCTACAAAAAGCACATCTAGTTGCAACTGATTCTGTGCTTTAAAACCACACAATTCACATTTAAATTTTTTACGATACCCTGATCGTTGTAAAGCAGTAACTCCACCTACTTTCTTCTTTGTTCTTTTACGATTACAAGTATCACACAACCTACGCCAATAAATTTTGTCTCCTTTTTTATAAGCATAAGCTCTAGGTTTGGACTTACATTCAACACACAATGGTCTAATCTGTATCATATAACCTATTTACGTCGCCTATATAGGCACCAAAATTTAGCAATTAATATCATAAAAACCAAATGATTGAATAAATAGTTCTAGTATACGTATAAATTGCAAGGAGAATACGAAACATGGCATTAACATCACCAGGAGTAGAAGTAAGTGTAATAAACGAGAGTTTTTATGTACCATCAGATGCTGGTACTACACCACTTTTTATAGTAGCATCTTCACAAGACAAAACACCGGGATCAGGTACAGGTACAGCATCAGGAACAACAACTGCTAATGCTAATACTGCTTACTTAATTTCATCACAAAGAGAATTAACAGAGACTTTTGGAGATCCAAAATTTTATACAGACGTTTCAGGAAACGCATTACACGGCTATGAGTTAAATGAATATGGATTACAAGCGGCTTACAGTTTCTTAGGTATTGCTAATAGAGCATATGTACTAAGAGCAAATATAGACACTGCTGACTTAATTGGTAGTGCAACAGCTCCAACAGCAGAGCCATCAGATGGAACATACTGGTTTGACCTTGCATCAAGCAGTTATGGATTATTTGAATGGTCACAAACAGATCAAAAATTTACAGCAAAAACACCAACGTTGATTACATCAGTTTCCGACCTAGTAGGTAACAGTTCAACAGGTGCACCTAAAACATCAGTAGGTTCACAAGGTGACTATGTTATTAACACAACTCACGTTTCAAACAAAATTTACAAAAAATCATCAGGCAATGCTTGGGTACGATTAGGATCAAGTGCTTGGCACTTAACACTACCAGTTATAACAGTTGCATCAGGTACAACTGTTGTAAGTGGACAAACAATGCAAATTAACGGTACTGCGGTAACACCAGGTGGAACAGCATTATCAGATGTTGCAACAGCAATAAACATTTCAAGCGATGGTGGCGATGGCGCGGCTTTGGCTGGCATTACTGCATCAGTTCATGCAACAACAGGTAACTTAGAAATTTTCCATAACGGTTTAGGATTTGGAGATTCAACAGCAGGATATGTAACAATTAGATTTGAAGAAGGTAATGGAGTATTAGCTTCTTTAGGAATTACAGCAAATACATACAAAGGTATTAAATTTTTACAAGACAAACACACTAACAGACCAACTTGGAAAACTGCAGACGAAAACAGACCTAACGGTTCTGTTTGGCATAAAACAACATCAGCAAACAGTGGATCAAACATTGTTGCAAAACTTTACAGTACATCAAGTGGAGCTTTTGCAAGTGTAGATGCACCATTATATGCAACAAATCATTCAGCAATTTACAACGTAGATCCAACACTTGGTGGAACTGGTATTACAGTAGGTACATTATATACACAATATAATATTACTGAGCAAACAGTTGATGGACAAAGTGATAATACACCAAACGTTGGTGACATACAATTATTTAGATATGAAGGCGGAACAACAGTAATTTCATCTAAAACAGCATTTCCAAGTACCACAGCAGGCGAAACATTTACAGTTAGAGAATCATTAAAAAATCAAGAAGCATTAGATACTGCTAAAACAGTTACTATGGTTTCTGGAGATGGTTCAACACTAGGTGATGCAGATGACTTTATAACAGCATTTGCGGCGGCTGGCTTTACTAACTTAGAAGCATCAAAAATTACATCAGGCACATACACAGGTGCACTTGAAATTACACACAATTTAGGTGGTGAGTTTAGAATGAACAATCTTTCAGGTACACCACTAGATGATGTCGGTTTTGGTACAAGTGTAGCACACACTTACGGTGGATACACAGCAAATTCAACAACACTAATTGACAACTTATATGTTACTCCAACAGGTGACTCAGAAGATTCAACTGTAGGTAACGAAGTAATGGGTACTAACTGGAAACGTTTAAGTTACACAGCAAGTGCAAGTGCACCAACTAATGAACCAACAGATGGTACATTATGGTATGACACTTCAATTGACATAGCAGACATTTTAGAACATAATGGAACAACTTGGAGAGGTTATATAAATGTTAATGCAACTACATCTCCAAAAGGTCCACAGTTTTCAGCAACAGCACCAACTGTACAATGTGATGGTACTCCGCTTGTTAACAAAGACTTATGGATTGATACAACTGACTTAGAAAACTATCCAAAACTTTACAAATATAATACTACAGCAACATTAAGTTCAACTAACACAGCAAACCAAGTTGCAGTTACAACAACTGGTGCGGCTTGGGAATTAGTTGACAAAGCAGATCAAACAACTGAAGATGGTATTTTATTTGCAGATGCTAGATGGCATACTTCAACTGAAAAAGGTGCTGACGGCAACACACAAGCTGGTACAGCAAGTACAATTATTGATTTGGCTAGTGATAATTTCTTAGATCCAGACGCTCCAGATCCAGTAAACTACCCACAAGGTATGTTGTTATGGAACACTAGACGTTCTGGATACAATATAAAAGAATACAAAAACACTTATATTACAACAACAGAATGGCCAGGTTCAGGATCAGCTGGATTAGGTAACATTAGATACAGTAACGAATCAGTTGCAGGTTACTATCCAGACAGATGGGTTACTAAATCAGGTAACAATGCTGACGGTTCAGGAACTTTTGGAAGAAAAGCACAAAGAAAAGTTGTTGTTCAGCAATTAAAATCTGAGATAGACACTAACCAAGCAATAAGAGAAGACCAAAGAGGCTTTAACGTAATAGCTTGTCCAGGTTATCCAGAAGCAATTGCTAATATGATTAACTTAACCACTGACAGAAATAATACAGCATTTGTTATTGGTGATTCACCATTTAGATTAGCTGGTACAGCAACAGCAATTCAAGATTGGGCAAATAACTCAGCGGCGGCAACTGATAACGGTGAAGACGGATTAGTAAGTGCAAGTGATTACTTGGCAGTATTTTATCCATCAGGACAAACAACTGACAATTCAGGTACAACAATTATTGTTCCACCAAGTCACATGATGCTAAGAACACTAGCAAATAGTGACAATGTTGCATATCCATGGTTTGCACCAGCAGGTACAAGACGTGGTGTTGTAGACAATGCAACAGCAGTCGGTTACATTGATGCAAGTGAAGGTGAATTTAAAACAATATCTGTAACAGCATCAGTGAGAGATACAATGCATTCAGTTAAGATTAATCCAATTACTTTCTTCTCAGGAGCAGGAATTGTTAACTTTGGTAACTTAACTAAAGTATCAGGAGCTTCGGCATTAGATAGAATCAATGTTTCAAGACTAGCAGTCTACTTAAGAACACAATTAGATGCAGTTGCTAAACCGTTTATATTCGAACCAAACGATGAATTAACAAGAAACGAAATTAAACAAGCAATTGAATCATTTATGTTAGAATTAGTTGGGCAAAGAGCATTGTACGACTTCTTAGTAGTTTGTGATGATACAAACAACACACCTACTAGAATAGACAGAAATGAACTGTATGTAGATATAGCAATTGAACCAGTTAAATCGGTTGAATTTATTTACATACCATTGAGAATTAAAAACACAGGAGAAATTGCAAAATTAGGGAACTAATTTTTAGATAAATAGGAGAGAAAACATATGGCAATATCAACATTATCAAAATTTACAGTACCTTTAGCAAACGATCAAAGTTCAGCATCACAAGGTTTGTTGATGCCAAAACTACAATATCGTTTTAGAGCGGTCCTAGAAAATTTTGGAGTATCAACACCGAGATCAGAATTAACAAAACAAGTAATGGATATTACAAGACCAAATTTAACATTTGATCAAGTAACATTAGATGTTTACAACTCAAGAGTATATGTTGCAGGTAAACATACTTGGGAACCAATTACAATCACTTTAAGAGATGACGTTAACAACTCAGTTACTAAACTAGTTGGTGAACAGATTCAAAAACAATTTGATTTCTTTGAACAAGCAAGTGCGGCATCTGGTATTGATTACAAATTTGTTGCAAGAATTGAAATGCTTGATGGTGGTAACGGAGCAAGTGCACCAAATGTATTAGAAACATTTGAATTATATGGTGCGTATGTTGAAAACGTTAACTACAACACACTAGCATACAATACATCAGAACCATCAACTATCACGTTATCGATAAGATACGATAACTGCATACAAACACCACAGGGTACAGGAATTGGTACAGCAGTAGCAAGAACTATTGGTACATTAAGTACAGGCGGCGGTGCGTAATAACATTTAAAAAAGCAATTATAATACACAAAAAGCGTCTTTATAGGCGCTTTTTTTGTGGCTATAAATAACGTTATGCCAAAGATTAACGATTACTTACAAGGGTTCCAAGATAACCTTCCAGGAATGAAAGACTTCCGACACGCGGCACGTTTATACTTAGATGACAATTATAAGTTGATGCCAAAACAGAAGTTTCTGTTTTATGTGAAGATTGATACCGATGAAACTTTGTTCCAAGGTGGATTTGAACGCCATGAAAAAACTGATCTTAATATGCTTGTTAAGGCTTGTGAGTTACCTAAGTATAATATGAATATGGAAGAAAAATTTCAATACAATAAAAAAATGTATTGTGCTACACGTATTCAATACGAACCTGTTAATATAGTTTTCCATGACGATCATGCTGATACTGTAAATGCATTTTGGAGAAAATATTATGAATATTACATAGCTGATTCTGTAAAGTTAGGATCAGGCGACGATGTACGTTCTGCTATTAAAGATGATTATTATGATGCGGTTGATAGTAAAAAAACTAATAAATGGGGGATGGATACTCCTGTAGAAAGAAGAAAACCTTACCTTAAAAACATTACAATTTTTGTTTTACATAAACAGAGATTTACTTCTATGGAATTAGTAAATCCTAAAATTGCTTCTTTTGCTCACGATAATATGGACGCGGCAGATGGAACTGGAGTTATGGCAAATTCAATGCAAATAATGTATGAAACAGTTTTATATCATAGCGGAACTGTAAACAAAAGAGACGTGGCTGGCTTTGCATCAATACATTATGATCATGAACCATCTCCATTAACTGTATTAGGAGGTGGAACTAATAGTATTTTTGGACCAGGAGGTGTTATCGACGGTATTGGCTCAGTAATGAGCAATTGGAAACGTGGAAATGTTTTAGGTGCAATATTAAGTGCATCAAACACATACAACAATGCTAAAAAAATGAGGAAAAAAGATGTTAAAGCAGAATTAAAAGGTCTTGCTAAAAAAGGTATTTTAGATATTGGCAAACAAGCAGGTACAATTACAAATCCAGTTGGAGCTTTTACCGTAGGAGCGGTAGTAGCCGGTGGTATTGCAATAGCAACTGCTAAAGGTATAGCTGATGATAAAAACAGAGCAAATAGTACTGTCATAACAAATGCTACAATCGATACAGTTAATTTTCTTGGTGCAGATGAATCATACAATCTCGTTACAACAGATTCTAATGTTAGAGATGAAATAGCGGCTGGAATATATTACAAAGATATTGGCTCTAGAAAAGGATTAACAATAGCAGAATCTGATGTTGAATATACTGCTTCAACAGATACAACTAAAACCGTTTATAGAAACAAAGCAATTACCGATATAAGAAAACTTGTTACTGAAGGATATATAAAAATTAACAGAGAAACACAAGATGTAAGCATAGCAACCGAGAAGGTAGGATTATAATGGCAGAATTTTATACAAACTTACCACCAAAAGAAAAAGATAATTTGGACAAAACAATTGAAAAGTTAACAACATCAAATTACGAAGAAAAATATCAATTCAACGTTGGAGAATATGATGCAACTATAGCTTTTTTTGTTAAAAGAGGATTTCAGAGAACTGCGGCAGAATCAACTGCTTACGTAATTTTATCTCAAGCAAAAATTGATAGTATAAAACCACAAGAAATACTCGACAAATTAACTTATGCTTCGCCAGCCCAACTTTCTGAAGTAATAACCATTGTACTAAATGCAAATAGATACAAATCCAGTAGGTTAGGTGTAAGACAAACGCTTATTACAAAGGAAACTGTGTCTAGAAATATTCTAGATTAATGAACGAAAATATTAAAACTCTAATTAAAAACGAAATTGACAATAGTGATGTTTGTTTATTCATGAAAGGAACTTCTGCAGTGCCTCAGTGTGGATTTTCAATGGCTATATCAAATATACTAAAACATCTAAAGATAAATTTTAAAGGTATTAATGTTCTTGAAGATGATAAAATTAGAGAAGGAATTAAAGAATACAGTGATTGGCCTACAATACCTCAACTTTACCTTAAAGGAGAATTTGTAGGTGGTTGTGATATAGTGAAAGAAATGTATAAGTCAGGCGAATTACAAAAAAAACTTTCAGAAAAA